TCCGTAAAGTGGTTTACTGGGGATGGGTCTGTTCAGATCGCTGGTTGCCGCCGATCAGGCGGCGGGGGACACCAGGCCGGCGTTCGGGATCAGCAGGACTTCGATGAAGGCCCCAGCGCCGGCGCCGGCCTCCATGGCGCGGCACAGCGGAAATTTCGAGCCGACGGTGACGGGCACCACGCGGCCGGTGGCGTCGCACATCAGCGCTGCGTCCTTGGCGACGACGTCGCCGCATTCCACAATGGCGGTGCCCTGCACATCCACGGGCACCAGGTCGCCCGCTGCGGCGGCGCTGGTACGCGTGACGCCGAAGGCCAGCGCACCGGCAGCCGGGTAGGCGCCCGCTTGGGTGACGAAACGGTTGGCGGCCAGCGCCGCGGCAGCGGCAACCGTGAGGGTAAGGCAGGCAATGTTCATGTCAGGTTCTCCTGAGAGTTGCGAATTGAGGGGTGAATCAGCTGGCGTAGCCGAGCTGCTTCAGGGCGGCGACAAAGTCGATGCCCTTTTCCTTGGCCAGGGCCTGGGCCTCGGCCACCTGCTCGGTTTTGGTCTTGGGCTTGTCGGACGGGGCGGCGCCGCCTTTCGCGGCCAGCGGCGCGTCGTCGGCATGGGCCTTGGCGGCAGCGGCGCGCGCTTCCTTCTCGGCGGCGAGCACCTTGCCGGCCGCGTCGGCGGCGGTGGTCTTGCCGTCGAACGCCAGCGCGTTCAGCAGCTTTTCGTGGCCGGGCAGGCCATCGCCCACGGCCAGCACGGCCTGCACACGTTGGAGTTCCTGGGTGGCGCCCAGGGTGACGAATTCAGAGCGAACTTGCGCAAAAAGCGCCGCGTGTTCCTGCTCGAAGGACGCACGCGTGAGAGGTTGATTGCCGTCGGACATGGCTTTTCCTTTTTCACGGTTGGTGGGTTTGTCTTCGGGCGCAGCACCGGCACCTTTTGACGGTTTGCCCGCGGGCACGGCAAAGACAGCCTTGCGGCGCTTCGCATGCTTCGCGGGGTCGGTGGCCATGCTTTCCACCAATGCGTCGAGGGTGGAGACACCGTCCACCAACCCCGCATCGATGGCCTGCTGGCCGCGGAATACACGGCCATCGGCCATGTGCTCCAAAACTTGCTCGGAAGTGACGCCGCGAAAGCGCGCCACATCGTTGACGAACTCGCTGTAGACGTAGTCCACATCGGCCTGCAGCACGGCCTGGCCTTCGGCGCTGAGCGGCGCGTCACTGCTGGCGATGCGCTTGTACTTACCGGCGGTGATTTCCGTCTTGACGCTGGTGTCGGCGCGAGGGTTGTAGGTGTGGGTCGCCACCACGCCAATGGAGCCAACCTGCACCATCGTGTCGTTGATGTAGACGCCGTTGCCCGCCGCACCAATCCAGTAACCGGCGCTGGCCAGCATGCCGGCGCTGTGAACGACGATGGGCTTTTGCTGGGCCAGCGTGTGCACCAGCGCCGCGAACGCGGGCACCCGGAAGACGTTGCCGCCGGGCGTGTCCATGGCAAGCACGATGGAACGTGCGCGCGGGTCTTCTGCCGCGCCCTGCAGCTGCTCGGTGAGCGCCTCGATGGTGGCGCTGCCACTGACACGCGTGAACAGGTTGGCCTTGGGCGCGATCACGCCATCGATGGTCAGCACGGCGACGCCGCCATCGGCTATCTCGTACTCCTTTTGATCATTGGCCAATGGGCGGCCCAGGCGCGCCTCCAGCGCGTCGAGGTCGATCTTTTCCCCGCGCAAGTGCGTGTTGTAGATCGCCTGGATCTCAAGCAGCTTGTCCGGCTGGATGGCCCAGGCGGACCGCAGCAAATCGATGAGTGTCATGGTGGGCTCACTTCTTCGGGGTGCTGTTGACAGCCAGCTGCCGGTTCAACTCGTTGATCGAGCGCTGCACATCGCGGATGTCGGACTTCAGCTCGTTGTACCGTTCCGCAGCCGTGGTCATCTGCACTTCGGTGATCGTGACCCGCTTATCCAGCGCGCCATAGGCCACGAATGCGGCCGCGAGGAACGCGATCACCTGCAGGATGTGGCCGAGGTTGATCTCGGGGTTGAATACGACACGGCGGCGCGACTGGCTACGGTCCATGGCTTGAAAATGGGTGTCCGAGGTCATGGCGTGCCCTCGGGTGTTGCGGGTGTCGGCGCGGGAGCGCCAGCTTTGGGAACGGGCAGCATGTCTGCGGCCTTCAGGCGTTTTTGCTCCGCCTCTTTCTGGTCGAAGGTGTCGTTGAAATCGCTGCCGAACAGCTCCCACTCGGCGCGCTCGCGGGTGAGCAGCCGGCCATCCACGGCGGCCAGGTAGGCGGCGACTTCGTCCTTCGGATTGATCGAGCCCATGCTGTCGCCCGGCCAGGCGGCGCGCGTGTAGGCCCAGCGCAGCAGCGGGTCCGCGAAGAAGCCGGGCGCAGGCACGCGGCCGATGGCGACTGCTTCGGCCATCCAGGTTTCGTAGACCGGCTGGCAGAAGCTGAGCGACAGCCAGTTGCGCACGGTGCGGAAGTAGACCCAGGCGTCCAGCAGCGCGGCCTTGCTGGCGCTGTAGCTGGCATTGAACTGCTTGACCAGCAGCTCGTAGGGCAGGCCCAGCGCGATGCCCATCTGCTTGATGACGGCCTGGATGAACGGCTCGAAGTTCGGGTTGGGCCGGCCGGGGTTGGTGGTATGCGGCTTCTCGCCGGGCGCCAAACCGACGACTGCGCCCATGCCCAGGGCGATCTCGGCACCGGGGGCGCCCGCGCCTGGCGTGCTGCCGTCGAAGACCGGCGCAGCGTTGCCCGTGGGCGTCTCGATGAAGACGGTGAGGTAGGCCGTGATGACCGCCGCCATGATCTCCGCTTCGGTGTAGCGGGAGATCTGCTTGATGCAGTCGATGATGGGTGCCAGATACGGCAAGCCGCGCGGCATCTCGGGGCGCAGCTTCCGGTAGTGGTGCAGGATGCGCCGGCGGCCGGAGCGGCCCAGGCGATCGATCCATTCCCCCCTGTACAGCGAGCCGCCCTGCCCCGCCAACATGCCGCCGGGGTGCTGGTCGTAGACGTAGAACGCTTCGGGGGCGCCCGCATCGTTCAGGCGCACGCCGCCGGCTATGCGCGCGGTATCCAGCTGACCAAGCGGATTGCCGATACGGTCCGCCTCGAGCACTTGGATACGCAGGGCATAGGGCTGGGTGGCGGTGCGCGCGCCGTCGGGCAGCAGCGTGAAACAGTCGCCGCTTTCGAGCACTGCGCGCAACACCAGGGCTTGCTGCTGGTACACGTTCAGCGTTGCACAGATGTCCGACTCCACGCTGTCGGCGTAGAGGCTGAACTCGTTTTGGACGAGGGCTTTCCACTCCAGCGCCCGCTCCGCCGTCCATCCCAGCACTCGGCGGTTCGGCTGGGCGCTGAGCGCCAGGCCAGTGCCGACGACGCGGTTGATGTTGGTGTCGATCGCGCCCACGGCAATCGGGCTGGTGCGCGCCAGCTCGCGCGACTGCCCGCGCTGCAGAGTCAGCGCGCGCAGCGTATCCGAACGCGCGTCCCGGGCCCGCGGGCGCCACCAGCGGCCCGATGGTGCGGGACCGGGACTCTGCGAACTGCTGTCTGCCAGTGCGGACAGCGCCGGCATCTGCGCGATGGCCTCGATCTGGGCGCGGTGCTGCAGCCTCCGCATAGCCATGCCCGGGGCGATCGTGGCAATGCCGCGGTCGATCAGATTGAGCTTCATGATCAGAAGGGCCGCAGGTAGATGACACGCCGGGTGCGGGACATGGAGCCCTGCAGGCGCTCGATCTCGAACCGGATGTCGGTGATGGCCTTGCGGACTTCCGCCAGGTCCGCCCGCGTCAAGCGGCGTGCGGTAGCGCCCTGGCCGACCACATAGTCCTGCGCCTTGAGGATCTTGGTCTCGGCCGCCAGATACTGTTCGAGCCGGGCCTGCAGCTGCTCCAGCGTCATGCCATCCCCTTCGCCTGCAGCGCGCGCACGGCTGCAAAAAACTCGTCGGTGTAATGCAGCTTGACGGCCTGCTCGGCAGAGGCCTGGAAGTCCAAGCGCATGGCGTAATGCGGCTGCGCGGTCGTGAAGATGAACAGCGGCTTGAGCGAGCGGCCATTGCGCTGCCATATCCCGCGCGTTCCGCGACGGCCGACGGTGCCTGCGAAGATGCGACCGCCTTTGCCCGAGCCCGTTTGGCGCAGCACTCCGCTGATCGTGGACGCGCTGACGTTGCCATAAGCGTCTTTGGCCACGCCAGCGCCCGGCATCGCGCGTTCGCCCGCGCGCATGAATCCGGCGCGGCGCATCGCTACCTCGAAGCGCTTCTCGCGCCGGCCGCCGCCGAAGACTTCCGGCGCCAGGAAGTTTTCTGGCGTGGTGCCGCCGGCGGCCTCATTCTTCACACCGATGCGGGCCGTGAGATCGTCCTTGCTGGCAATCTTGATGAAAGTCGAATTCAGCGTGTAGCGCGTGGGCCTATCGAAATCGCTTTCCATCGACGCGATCACCGCGGCCTGCGCGCGCTTGACCGTGCGCGTCAAGGCAGTCGCCGCGGCATACGGCAGGATGCGAGCGGGCACGTCCGTGATGGCGCGAGCGGCATCCTCGGGCCGGATACCGGACCGCGTGATGTTGAGCATGTATGGGACCCCCAAAAGCGAAGCCCCGGAACCTTGCGGTTACCGGGGCTTCTCGTTCACTACGAGGTAGCGAGTTATGCGTTTTCAGGCTGGCGCAATTTCTAGACCTACCTGAATTGGGCTCAATTTTGGGTCAAAGTGTCACCTGTTGGCGAGCACTGTTTTGTCACCTCTGGAGGTGACACTTTAGGTGTTGACGCATCTCCGGCTTCATGGCTGCATATATCGCGTCAGCCGTGCGGGCCGAAAAAACGATAACGTTTTCGCTTTTCCGGTCAGGTCCCGGATGTGAGGGTATGGAAATACTCGATCACCATCGCGCGGGCTTTCTTCATGGCGGCCTTCGAGAGCACCTCTTGCCGCGCGCCCCCTTCCTCGCGCAGGTACCCGTAGCTCATTGCCGCCTCGCAGAGCTCGTCGAGCAGCCGATCCAGCTCGGGGGGAACATCAGATTTCATCATGGACTGGATTAGATGTGGCTTCGAGTATAGGTCGCTGCCCTCATCCCTGCCCTCTGCTATTTCGTTCCTCGGCCACCTTTCGCATCCTCTCCAATGTATCGGCGTTATCGACCACCAGCGCGTCCGCCGCACTGGCAACGCGGCGCCTGAACTCACCCAGCACGTCATAGAAGTGCTTGCGCGAGATGCCGAGCGCAGCGGCAGCGCTCTTGATCGGCTTGACGCGGTGCACGTAGTACAGGTCAAACACGTGTTTGTCGAGCGCATCGGGCTGGCAGGTGTAGGCGATGTGGAAGGCCGACAGTTCCGCGCTGGCGATGGCGTCCGGGCCGCCGGGCGTCATGGACCTGGAGCTCTTGCCGCTCAACTGCCCCAGGATGGAGCCCAGCCGCGGCGACGGTCCATACAGCCTGCGGCTGCGACACCAGGACACCCACTGCTCACACAAGGCGTCGAGGTCGCGATCACGGTCGCTGAGCGGGTCCTCCGGCTCTTCGAAAAGAGGCGTCGGCGCCGCAGCAGCCAGCCGCTGGACGGCAGGTTCTAGGAATGGACTGGTCATCG